CGGCCGTATGACGACGTATGAAGCCTATCGTCGCAACAAAATCGAATCGGGCCTGCTCTATCAGGATTTCGTGGTGGACACGCTCAGCCACACGATCGGCTTGATCATTCAGGTCTATTCCAGTCGCGTCTATCAGTACGCAATTGGAGAATCGCGCCAAGGAATCGAGATTAAGCACGACGAACTGTATGCCCATACCGGCAATCTCTGGATCGAGATCTCCGAGAAGGCGGTGCCGCGGGACGGCGATTACTGTCCATCGGGGATCTTTCGCCGCGACAATTCCTGGCTGTATGTCATCGGTGACTACGACACGATTTTTATTTTTCCTCAAGTCCATCTTCGGGCGCTCGTGTCAGCAAAGCGATTTCCGATAGAAGAAAACAAGACGCGCACCTCGCAAGGGTTTCGACTGCGCGACGACTTCGCGCGGAAATACGCAGCGTATGTGATCACGCCGAACGCGAGCGAGCAAGTCCAAAAGGCCGTCGGCAATCTTGAAAAACTCGGGCGCATCCTTCATGCCATGGCTACGGCCAATCCGGCGCAAGGATCGCTCTTCGAGCATTTCACGAATGATGACGTTTGAATTTCGCCCGGCGAAACGATCGCAAGTGTCGTTACTCATCGGCTTGAGTGGCGGTACCGGATCGGGCAAAACGTTCTCGGCGTTTCGGCTCGCGAAGGGGCTCGCCGGCGAGGTGCCTTTCGTGTGCCTCGATACCGAGGCTGGCCGCGCGGCTCATTACGCCGATGAGTTTCGTTTCGATCACGGTGATCTCACGGCACCCTTTACGCCGGCGAAATACACCGACGCGATCAAGGCCGCCGACGCCGCGAAATACCCGGTGATCATCGTCGATTCGATGTCGCACGAGTGGGCCGGCGAGGGCGGGATCCTCGATCAACACGAGGCCGAACTCGATCGCATCGCGGGCGACGATTGGAAAAAGCGCGAGGCCGCGAAGATGGCCGCCTGGATCAAACCGAAACAGGGGCACAAACAAATGGTGCAACGCCTGTTGCAGGTACGGGCGCACGTGATCTTGTGCTTCCGCGCCGAGCCGAAAGTCGAAATGCGGCGCGGCGAGGGCGGCAAGATGGAGATCGTCGCGAAAGAATCGCTCACCGGGTTGCATGGCTGGATCCCGATCTGCGAGAAGAATTTGCCGTACGAACTCACCGCGAGTTTTCTCCTGATGGCCGACCGGCCCGGCGTGCCGCACCCGATCAAGCTCCAAGCGCAACACCGCGAGTATTTCCCGCTCGACGCACCGATCACCGAGGCCGCCGGCGAGCGGCTCGGGGCCTGGGCGCACGGGGCGCCGGGCGCGGCGCCGGGGTGGGCCGAGCGGATCGCGGCGGCGCGCTCGCGCGAGGCGCTCGAGGAGGTCGGCGCCGGCCTCCTGGCGGCGAAAGAATCCATGCCGCCCGGCGTGCTCGCGACCTTGCGCGCGGCCTATGCGGCGCGGCTCAAGAAATTTCCGCGGCCGAAGAAAACGGGGCCCTCGAGCCCCGAGGAAACAACCGCGGACGACATTCGGTGGGGGTGACCATGCTCGCGGATTGGCTGGCGATCGGTCTCGTGGCGCTCGTGGTGATCACGGTGCACGGGCTCGTGCGGGTGCGGGCGCGCTGGCGCCGCGCCGAGCACGTCGGGTACCTCGATCACCGTCGGCAACATGCGCCCGAGTACGCGGCGTTTTTGCGCTGGCTGCGTGATCAACCCACCAAGAAACGGCGGGCGCGATGACACCGGAACAGATCGCACGGTTTCACGTGCACATTTGCGACACCTGTAACGAGCACGTCGGGTGCACCTCGCCCACGTGCGATCGGCGCCGGGCCGGCCTGGCGCATCCCGATCACCGCGTGCCCGAGCTTGTGCGCCTCGAGCGGGGCGCGATCGTTGAAACCGTCGGGGCCGTTCTGGTCGGCGAGGATCTCTAGTCGTGTGGTCAAAACTCGATGACTCACTAATCGATCACCGAAAAATTTTTGTCGCTGGCGAATTGATCGGGAAGGACGGGCCCGCGATTGCGATGGGCCTATTTACGGTCGGGCTGATCTGGACCAATAAGCAACTGACCGACGGATTTTTACCGGCCGCGGTCGTCAAGAATTTTGCGCATTGCGATCAACCGCTCAAGGTCGCCGAGGCGCTCGTGAGCGCGGGCCTTTGGGAGAAACAAAACGGCGGCTATCAGATACACGATTTTCTCGATCACAACTTCACCGCGGCGGAATACAAAGAACATCGAGACCGGCAACACGAGACCAAAGCCCGCGCGGGCCGGCTCGGGGGCTTGAAATCGGGGCTCACGCGGCGCGCGAAGGCGCGACACCGAAGGGAAGCATAAGGCAAGCAAACATAAAGCACATACGAAGCACATTGCTTAATTCCTGCTTACACTCTGCTTGCGTTGTGCTTGAAGCACACGCGAAGCAAAACGAAGCCCCGTACCCGTACCCGTATTACGTGCTTCGTTGCTTCGACGGTACGTCTGGGTACTTTCCCTACGATCGTCGTACTAATAGCAATTAGAACCGCGCTACGCGCGTTTTTGTCGCGATGACGAGAGAAGAATTGCGGAAAGTCACGGTGAAAATTCTCCGCGAGATCGCGGCGACCGAGGCTTTTGTCGGTCGCGCGGATCTGAAAGAGGCGTTGAAAACGCGGCTCGCCGGCCTTCGGATTCCGTACAACCTCGATACCGTCGAGGAGGCATGCGACCGGCTCGACGTAGACGAGCACCGGCGCGCGGCCGGTCGACGAGAGGGACCATGGACACGCCGCTAAAAACCACGCTGATCGGCAAGCTCCGGCGCTACCTGGCCCGCGGCCGGCAACCCTACGATCCGTCGGGGTGCCTGCATTGCGGGCGCGACACCGCCGATGCGTTGTGCGCCGTGTGCGAGGAACTCCTCGCCCGGCTCGAGGAACCGGCACCGCTCGAGGCGACGGCACCGCCGGCGCCGGTGCGCTATATCAATCAACGGCCCGATTTCGTGCGGCGCTCGGATGGGCGCAAGGGCGGCCGAAAAGTGCGCCTTCCCTTCGATGATGAGGCGGCCGGATGAGGCCCGATCTCGACGCGATCGATCCGACGTTCAAAGCCGACATCAAGGAAAGCGAGCGCGCGGTGTGGCTCGTCGCGCGGTGGCTGCATTCCCTGGGAAAGCATGTCACCGTCCGCGCGCTCGAGGTGCGGCCGACGGTCGAGGAGATCGAGGACTACGGCGATCACGGTGACCTCGAGGTGATCCTCCGCTATGAGGTGAAACGCCGATCGCTCGCGTTTACAGGCGCCGCCGATTTTCCCTTTCCAAGTGTGATCGTCGATTCGGTGCGCAAGTGGGATAAAGCCCACCCTAAGCCGCATCTGTACGTGATTGTCAACACCGCCGGCACGGTCGCCGCGATTGTCGAGGGCGGCACGGCGCCGAAGTGGGAAACCGAAACCCTCCCGATCCGCAATCGCCCGATCCCTGTGTACGTGTGCCCGATCGCGTACGTGAAATTTTGCGCCATTCCGCCGGAGGTGCGCACGTGGTGAAGCAATACCATGGAACGACACTCGGCCATTTTCTGATCAACGAGGGGCTCGTACCGCCCAATGCGCGCGATGTCGATTTGATTATCTCGGCGACCGGGCCGGTGCTTTTGCGGTACGAGGTGCTCGTCGACACCGCCGACCTCGGCAAGCTCGCGCGGGCGATCGCGCGCCTGGCCGCCGAGGCCGAGGACAATCCCGAACCGTTTGATCCGCGCGACAACGATCGGCCGGCCGGAGGGCGCGCGTGATCATTCTGCGCGCGCCGCGGCGCAAGGCCGACTCCAAGTGGGAGGAAAAACTTTACGCGCAAATTCTCGCGGCGCACCTCCCGCCGCCGGCGCGCGAGTTTCCCTTTCATCCCTCGAGGAAATGGCGGGCCGATTTCGTGTGGCTCGAGCATGCCCTGATCGCCGAGGTCGAGGGCGCGATCTTTTCGAAGGGGCGGCATACGCGCGGGGCCGGGTTTAGTGCCGACACCGAAAAATATAACGCCGCGGTCCTGCTCGGCTGGCGCGTGTTGCGCTTCACCGAAATTCAAATCCGCAACGCGACCGCGGTCGAGACGATCCGCGGCGCGCTCGCCTGGCGCGGGGAACTCCCGATGTTTGCCCGATGGTAAACGACCTTCGGCTTGAATTGCGTTGTCGAAATAATGTGCTTTGGCATGCGATCTTTGACGTGTATCCAAGCGTGGCCGACTTTTGCCGCCGGCATGCGCTCGATCAGCGGATGGTCGGCGAGTATTTAAATCTCTCTGAAAACCCCTATAAGCGGCCGCCTCGGTCGAATGTGACCGCCGGCGACGAGGATCCGCTCCGACGTACACCTCGACGGTTATGTGAGATTACCGGCCTCGGGCCCGATGAATTATTCCCGCCAGATTTATACGGCGGATTCCCAACGCGGCGAGTCGCGGAATTGAGTAGCGATCGATTCCTCTCGCTCACGGCTGCGCGTCGTTTATCGTTGCCGCCCGTTCAGGATGACTCCATTGAGAAAGACGAATTACGCGCGGCGATCGCGGTTGCTCTCGACAAACTCACCCCACGCGAGCGGCGAATCATTGAGCGGCGATTTGGGCTCAATGGGAATGACGCCGAGACACTCGAGGACGTGGGCCACGAATTCAAAATCGGCCGTGAACGCGTGCGCGCGATTGAAGCGAAGGCGCTCAGAAAATTACGACATCCGAGCCGAAGTAAACACTTGCGCCCATTCGTCGGGATCACCGATACCGCCTCGATAGAGGACCAAGCCAAACGCGAACCCGCCGCGGTCAAGGTCGAGTCGCCGCCGATCGTCGATCCGGCAACCGTGATTTATCCCGATCCGCGCGGGCGGATCTTGGTGGCGCGAATGGATGGCTCGCTCGAGACTGGTTTTCAACGTGGCGCATTGCGACCGGCCAATGAGATCCCCGTGCTCGAATGCTTTGTGCGCGCGATCGGGCGTGCCTCGATCGAGGTCGAGGGCGATTGTGCGTATGCGAACGTGAAAATCTTGCTCGAGCCGATATCGCGATTGTACCCGGCGCTTCGTGTGGCGTTCGATTACCCGCAAGATCCCGCCTTGATCGAAAGCGCGCGCGTTATGGCGTTGTCGTTTTCCGAAATTACGAATCGTGATCCAAAGATTCCGCCGGTCTCAATTGGAAAGGGAGGCCTCATTGAAACTTTTTGACGTGGCAAAGGTCGGGATGTTTCTCGATCAAATCGCTCACGGGGTCGAGGATCGCGAGGGCGAGGAGGTGAAGATCATCACCGTACGGCTTCGGGTGCAACCTTTCGAGGCCGACCTCGCGCGCGCGTTGCCCGGCCTCGTGCGCGCGACGCTATTCAAGCTCAATCATCCCGAGCCGCAACCCCACTTAAAGCGCGTCGACTTTACCCTCGGCGTGCCGCGGCAACGGCTCGAGGTGTACGCGGCACCTGATACGAGCAAGCCGGCGATCGTATTTGATCAAGTGCTGATCGCGGCGACGTACGCGCGAACTGAAAAAAACGTCGACGGCTTTGCGTTTATCTGGAAGGGCTCATTTGGCCCGGTCGGGCGGCGCGATCTCGAGTTTTTGCACGACTGGTTACTCGGGCAACGGTTT